AAACGAATTTGTACCAGCAGGAGTTGTTATACCAGGAGTATATGTCTTTACAGACAATGCAGCAGCACCGTGGTTTGCACCAGCAGGATTAACTAGAGGAGGTATTCCTAATGTAATTCAAGCTGAAAGAAAATTAACAAGATCTCAAAGAGATACTTTATATGCAGCTAATGTTAACCCAATCGCTACATTCCCAGGAAGTGGAATATCAGTATTCGGTCAAAAGACATTACAGAAAAAGAAATCTGCATTAGATAGAGTAAACGTTAGGAGATTATTAATCGACCTTAAGAAATTCTTAGGAGATGCAGCAAAAAATATAGTATTCGAACAAAATACTATAGGAACAAGAAACAGCTTTTTAAGCTCAGTTAATCCTTACTTAGAATCAGTAGTACAAAGACAAGGTCTTTATGCTTTTAGAGTAGTAATGGATTACACTAATAACACGGCAGATGTTATTGACAGAAATCAATTAGTAGGTCAGATCTTTATCCAACCAGCTAAAACAGCAGAATTTATTTCTCTAGATTTCGTAATAATGCCTACTGGAGCAACTTTTGGAGCATAATTTATAATAACAGAATATTTATATAAAAGATAAAACAACATGGCAGTATTAGATCCTAACGAAATAATGTTCAGAGCTTTCGAACCGAAAGTCCAAAACAGATTCATCATGCTTATAGATGGTATTCCATCATTCATGATAAAAAATGTAAAAGCACCTACTTTTACAGACAATGTAGTAAAATTAGATCATATGAACTCTTATCGTAAGATTAGAGGGAAAAGAGAATGGGCAGAAATGACTATGACTCTATATGACCCAATAACTCCAAGTGGAGCACAAGCCGTAATGGAATGGGCAAGACTAGGATACGAGTCAGTAACAGGAAGAGCTGGGTATTCAGACTTCTACAAAAAAGATATTACTCTTAACGTCTTAGGACCAGTAGGTGATATTGTAGGAGAATGGTTAATTAAAGGCGCATTTGTAACCAATGGAGATTTCGGTCAATTTGACTGGTCTTCTGATGCAGTAGTTGATTTAGGAATCACTATTAACATGGATTACTGTGTACTAAACTTCTAAGGATCTTTTTATATACAAGAGAGCTCAACTTAGGTTGGGCTTTTTTTTTGTGTATTAGTTGCCTAGAGAATATATTCTTCGTATATTTATATGTAGAATAAGTTACAAACAAATAAAATTTATGGAACCAAAATTTTCAATACCTACCGAACAGGTAGATTTACCATCAAAAGGACGACTTTATCCTGCTGACCATGCACTTTCATCTGGAACAATAGAGATGAAGTATATGACAGCTAAAGAAGAAGATATCTTAACCAATCAAAATTATATCGCTAAAGGAGTAGTAATAGATAAATTACTTAAATCCTTAATTGTTACAGATTTCCCTTATAACGAATTATTAATCGGGGATAAGAACGCAATTATGGTAGCAGCACGAATCTTATCGTATGGTAAGGATTACGACGTTACTATAGAGGGAAAAGACGTTACGATTGACTTAACAGAGTTGAAAGATAAAGATATCAACCTTGATGACTACAAGCCGGGAGAGAATGAATTTACCTTCTCACTACCAAAAAGTGGTAACCAAGTTACTTTTAAATTATTAACCCATGGAGACGATACTAACATAGAAAGAGAAGTTACCGGGTTAAAAAAGATCAATAAAGAGAGTAGTGCTACAATGTCAACAAGACTTAAGTACATGATTACCTCAGTAAACGGAGAAAGAGAACAAGGAACTATTCGACAGTTTGTAGACCAAGGTCTATTAGCTCAAGATGCTAGAGCATTAAGGAATGAATACACAAGACTTCAGCCTGATGTAGACTTCAAATTCTATAATATAGATGAAGACGGTCGAGGGGAGGAGGTTGATGTCCCTATTGGGATCAACTTTTTTTGGCCTGACGCCTAGTCAAGCAAGAGACTATAGGACTAGTTTATTTAGACAGATACACGAAATTTGTTTTCATAGTAAAGGTGGGTACGACTGGCATACAGTTTATAATATGCCTATATGGTTGAGACGTTTAACGTTCAATTATATTAATGATTATTTTGAGAAAAAGAACGAAGCAGCAGAGGATGCTCAACCTACTCAAAGCACCAGACCTAAAGGTCCTAATATATCTCCAGATTATAGTACTACGGCTTCCAACTAATGGAAGCCTTTACTATTTATATGAAACCTAAAGAAGTAGATGGCTGAGACTCAACCAAATAAAGGAAACGAAGGAGCTGGTAAAGAAAGAGTTGCTGAATTAAAGCAAATCAATATTGAAGCTGCAAAAGTAGAAGCAAACCTTAGAGGTGTAGCTGCTGCATTTAAGGATATTGGTGAGTTTAGTAAGGAAGGAGTAAAAAGTTCCCAATCTTTAACCGGTTTCGCTCAATCATTAGCAAAAAGTTACAAGAAAAATACTGACTTTGCTAAAGAACTGAGTGGTCTTACCGCAAATCAATTAGCTGATTCAAAAACTCGTGGAGCATTTGAAAAGAAAGTATTAGGAATACAGAATGAACAAGCATCTGTAGCTGCTCAAATTGTAGCTTTAAAAGAAGAAGAAGATGCTATTAACTTAGCAATTGGTGTCTCGAAAGAGCAAAATGCAGCTGCGGATATTGCAGCAAAAGCCTCCAAAGCGGAATACAACCGATTAGTCCAAGAAGAAGTCGACATGCGAGCTTCACAAATAGCTGAAGCTAAGAAGTTAAATGAGATAAACGCTAAAGCCTTTTCAAATAGAGCAGAAGCAGCAGATAAAATACTTCTTGCAGAGTTAGCACTTGAAGATTTAGAAAATTCTAAAAAAGACGTCACTCAAAAACAATTAGATATTGCATACGAAGCTTTAGACAAGGCTTATGAGGAGGAACATCTGCTAACTGAGAAAATGGAGCTGAACAAGCGAATCATGCTATCAGCAGAGGAGGAACTTGCAACAAAACAAGAACAGTTAAATAAAGCTAAGAGCTTAAATAGCGAAGCACAAGAGCTACTAGAAACAGAATCTCAAACTTTAACTACATTTGTAGGACAAAAAACAGCAGTAGAAGAATTAACTGCTCTCCATAAAACGGCTAAAAAAGAAATAGATGGCCAGGTTAATGCTGCAGAAGCTCTTCAAGCTGAAACGAAGAAGATTGACGAAGCTGGAGGTAGTTTTCTTAGAGGAGTAGAAGACATTAGTAAAGTAATGGGTGGAATACCTATTCTAGGAGATGCTGTAGGAGCAATATTTGGACAACTAACCACAGCTAACAAAGCATATACAGATGCTGTAGCTAAAGGTATTAGTAAAACAAAAGCTAGATATAAAGTTTTAGCTGGTTCAATACAAGCTATAGCAGTAGCGTCTTTATCTGCTTTTATAAAATTAGCAGTTGATGGTATCTTTAAAATGTCTGATGCAACCGCAGCAGTACAGAAAGGATTAGGAGCAACTTCATTAAATGCAGCATCTCAAATGGGAGCTGTTTCGGCAGCAGCAGGTAAGCTTAAAATACCTTTAAGTGAAGCAGCAGCCCTTATAGGTCAAATGAACGACGGTATAGGAATGAACCTTGTTCAGACAAAAGAAAACGTACTGCAATTTGGTCTTCTTACTAAGAAGTATGGGGTAGCAGCAGGATCTGCATCTAAGTTACAAATGCTTGCTGCTAAAACCGGAAATAACTACAAAGACTTTACAGACAGTATAGCTGTAGGAACTGAAAGATTCAATGCTAATAATAAAGTAGCAATATCTAGTAAAGTAATATACGAAGGAATAGCTAATGCATCAGACTCAGTATTAGCCAATATAGGAAAGAATAAAAACGCATTAATACAAGCAGCTACTCAAGCCAGAATGTTAGGTCTAGAGATGGACGATATAGCAGCAGCAGCAGAAAGTACATTAGACTTTGAATCATCTCTTGCTAAAGAAATGGAAGCAGAGTTAATGCTTGGAAAAGAATTAAACTTAGATAAGCTTAGAGCTGCAGCAGCAAATGGAGATGTTGCAAGTCAAGCAGCTGAGATTAATAGATTAGTTTCTGAAAATAAAGATTCAATTGGAGATAATGTA